TTGTGTGGATTCATATATTAACAAATAATTCTTGTTACTAGGTAAATTATTAAACAATAAGTCCGGTACTTGAGAGCTAACCACAATACGACTTACAAATGCATAAGCTGGAGATGGTTGATAAATAGGGCCAGAAGATGGATTCCTGCTAGTTAAAACCTGTCCAGCACTTCCAGCTCCCGTCGTTACTATTCTAGTACCATCAAAATAATTTACTCCATTTGTGTTAGAAATAGAAGATGCATTGGTGCCTCCTTTGGCTATCTCTATGGGAATATTGCTGTTTATTGCATTAGTTGTAACTGACATATTTCCCTAACTTAATATTATGTTTCCTTGCGCGCCACCTACACATACAAACTGTGTATCAGCCACAGCACATACTAGAAGCATTCCATCCCCAATTTCTGTACTGGCAACTGTTCCTAAAGTCCCTGTTGTAGAAACCTGGTTTCCTACCCTTATAAACTGAGAGGCATTTTGTGCAATAGTCCATCCTCCAGCGTTAATAGAAGAAATGTATATAACATCTCCGACCGCAGCTGTTGCTGGCAGTGTATACGTGACGCCGCTGTTGTTATTTGCAAAGTAGCCGTTATTGACTGCTAGATTTGCTGTAGAGGCAGTAGTCACATTCCATTGCAATGCTGCCGCTGCCTGTAATATTGATTCCTGTTCCATTGACAAGATTTACATTTCCAGCAGTAGGAGTAACAACATTGCTATCAGGAGTTGTTATTTGAGTAATATCTCCTGGAGTTCCACCAAGTCTAACCCAATTAGCTACTCCCCCTGCATTAGAAATAAGCATGTAAGCATCTTCACTTATTCTATCAATCCAGATTGTAGAGATGGTAAAGTTTTTAACATCTGAAGAGGTAGGAGCACCATCTTGAAAAGTAACAGGGGCTGGTTGTGTTGGCCTTACGCCCATGTAGGAAAGAGGATTAATAGCAGATAGATTACTACTCATGTAACTGTAACATTCCCCTGTTTTACGTTAGCAAAAAAGCCTGTATTAGCTACGTTGCATACTATCTCAATCCAGTCTCCAATACCTGTTGAGGCTACATTTCCTGTTGTTGTAGTTGAAACGCTGCTTCCTACTCTAATACTTTGACCTGCTCCATAGTCTACTGTAAAACCTGCTGCGTCCATAGCTACAACTTGAAAAGTGTCTCCAACCGCAGCTGTTGCTGGAAGTGTTAGGGTAACTCCTGCTCCGTTATTAGCAAAGACACCCTCTCCAGGTGCTAAGTTTCTAGTAGTTCCAGTTTCTACTGCCCACTCAGTTCCACCAGACGTAGTCTCTATTGTAACGCTTCCTGCACCATTGGTAATGTTAATCCCGCTTCCAGCTGTTAATGTAGCTGCTTGTGGAGGGTTACCCGTAGAACCAATTATTAGCTGCCCATCTGTGAGGGGCCCTATTTCTGTAACAAGACCAGAAGCGCCAAAGTAGGATAGGGAATTTTGAGTGTATTGAGTAAAACTTATATTTTGAGAGGAGTCAATTCTCAATGCTTCGGTAAGAGTTTGCGTATTGTCTGAAGAAGTAGAAAAAACCCATCTCCCTGGCATGTCATTATTTCCAGGAGTACCATCTACCGCACATTCTAAAAGACCAGCTAAAGCAAAATCTGTGCCATCAAAACCCGTAGCGTAAATGTCTAAAAGATTATCTCCTGACTGCACAACTGTAGGGGCAGCTGCAACGCCTCTAGCTCTTAAACCTGTAACTCTAGGGCCAATATTTGCTGTATTGCCCACACTTCTTGCAGCATATTGAATTACTGTTGTGCCGTCGCAGTTACAAGCTATTACATCTGCAGTTTGAGTAGTGCCATTTACTATTAAATCATTTGTAGCTGCAAGATAATTGACCTTTAAACGAGGTGTGTATGTGCCGCCGTCGCCTTTTGGAATTAAATCAATGTCAATGTCTGCAGAAGAGCCGTCAGCAGTGATGGAATTAGATGTGATTGTAAGCCCTTCTACTGTGTCATCAGTAATAAATGCATCAGCAGTTACTTGGCCAGTAAACTGAAAATTCCCTATAAAATTTAAGTTGTTGGAAGCGGGCACAGCTATTCCTGAGTCTGTAGTGACCTGCTCTAAAACGTCATCTAAAACGGAAATGGTTACAGTGTTACCTGAACCTGCAGTTTCAATACCTGTTCCACCAAGAACATTTAACGAGTTGGCACTGGGGACAGCTGTTCCACTATCTGTGACGTATTCATAAGCTATGGTGCCATCATCATCAAAAAACAGAGTGTGAGTTGCTGGATTGCCTACAATGGAATAAGGGGAGTCTGAGAGCAGATTAACGTTTCCGTTACTATCTGGTCCAACAGGCCCTCCAATATCTCCCGTAAGGGTCTCAATTGATTTGTCTCTAAGTCTACCTTGTTGACTCACCTTCCACCTTCTCCGTACATAACTTCAACCCAAAAGTCTCCTTGCGTAGGAGAAGAAGAGACTTCTTTGACGTAGATTTGCGTCCCTACGGCGAGAAATAACCCATCATCTCTAATGCGGTTAGTAGAAAGGTCATAAAGTTTAAAAGAATTGCTGGCAATGCGTAAATTATCAGTCTGTCCATCGAAGCTAATATAAAGGTCCTCATCCATTCCATTGTTAAATCCAAGGATACGTACATGGTCTCCTATTGGAGTTCCAACAGTAGCATAAGCACCAGAAATATCCCCAAAGGCTATTTCCCTTACTTCATCAAACTTTACTCTTGTTCCGTATGCCATCTTACCTTCCGTAAATAGCAGTTAATGAAAAGTCGCCCCCAGCTGGCGCTCCATCAGGACCTTGCTTAATATAAAACTGAGTACCCTTAGCAAATGAGAGCATGCCAGTTGACTGTTTATTGGCAGAAATAGCTAGTGGTGAAAACTGATATCCTGGAACTAAAAGCTGATCTGTAGCTCCATCTGTAGAAATCCACACTGAAATCGGATTTCCTGCACCGTCGTTAAATGTGCTTGTAATTATTAAGCTCTGCGCTGCATTTGAAAGAGGTGAGCCCAGTGGAGAATATGCAGCTCCAACACCTGTATGATCACTACTCTTCGCTGCTTCCAGCTGAGCTTTTATCTGTGTCGGCTGTCCCATCTTCTTCCTTCTTTTTCTTATAGTCTTCTAAAGCTTTAGAAAGAGAAGCTGTAAATGTTGCACACACTTTCAGTGCTTCTTCTAAAGGCGCTCCAAGTGGTAGAGAAAGGACGTAACGTCCCTTCTCTGCATCATGAAACATTTCTACTTTGTTTTGTGATCTTAGCTCCATTAATTTTCCCTTACAATGAAGTATGTAAATGAGGATTGGTCTCCAGTTTCATCGCTTGCTGGAGATGCAGGGTCTTTTGACTCCACTGTAAAGTTTGTACCAGCACTAATTGTATAGATCAAGAAACCTAATGCTGTAGACGCATTCACAGCTGTTCTTTGAAGGAAAATTCTATCATTTGCAGCAATGTTAGTGTTAGCAATACTGATCTCTCCGTTAACCAAAGTAGCTGTACCAATGAAATCCGTAGCCGCACCACCGTTCATCTCTAGCTGAGTAGCAACATCGGAAAGTACTAAGTTACCACCTGTGACGTTAACATTACCTGTACCACACTCAAGAGTTACTCCTCCCGCTGCATCTGAAGCTACAAGTCTTACTGCATCCGCTGCTGCCTGAGATGATGCAACGTTTACTTGAAGAGCACCATCAATATCTACTCCTCCAGCTGCTGCTGCTAAGTTAATAGCGTCTGCTGAAGCGAGCCCTGCTGTTAATGTAATTCCCCCTGCTGTAGATACAAGCTCTACTGAGGCAGCTCCTGTACCTTGAGAAGCTGTTACAGTGATCGTCTCTGATGTTCCTCCGTTCGCTGTAAGGTTAATAGCCCCTGCTGCGTCTTCTGTTGAAGAAACGGCAACACTACCTCCAGCTGAAGCTAAAGTAAGATCTTCTCCAGCACCTGTCACAGTGAAGTTAGAAGCTGTAGCAGCGTCAAGTGAAATACCCGCTGTAGTATCAACTGTGACTCCACCTGCTGCTGCGTTCACATCAACACCACCCGCTGCATCTGATGCCGTAATCGTTACTGCGTCTGCTGCTGCTTCTCCACCTGTAATTACTACAGATGCTGCCGTCGCTGTTAAGTCAAGGTCGTTAGTAGCTGCTGTAACGTCTACACCACCAGCTGAAGCATTAATAACTACTGCATCTGCTGCTGCTTGTGATGATGCTAGGTTCATTTGTAGAGCTACATCTGCATCTAGACCGCCTGCTGCAGAAAGAAGCGTAATAGCGTTTGCTGCAGCTTCTTCCCCATTAACAATAACTCTACCAGCTGCTGATGCAAGTGTTAGGTCAATTCCTGCTCCTGATACACTGAAGTTAGAGGCTCCTGCTGCATCTAAAGAGATAGACCCTGTAGAATCAAGTGCTGTTCCTCCTGTTCCTGAGTCGCAGTCAATCCCCCCTGCTGCATCGGAAGCTTGAATAGAAATAGCGTCTGCAGCTGCCTCAGAAGCGTCTAAGTTTACAGATCCCCCTACAGAACTTAATGTGAGGTCTGCACTAGCCCCAGTAACTGTAAAATTAGAAGCAGTAGCAGAATCGATGGATACCCCAGCAGCAGTGTCAATTGTAACAGCGCCTGCTTGAGCTTGCCCGATCGCGACAGTATGAGCTCCGGTTCCATTTCCAATAGCAATTGCTCTAGCGGTTGTTCCTCCACCAATGTTGACTGCGTTTGCTGCGTTGTCTTGTCCAACGTTAAACGTTCCTCCTGTTTGAGCGAAGTTTCCTGCGACTGTAAGAGAGGAGAAGGTGATCGTGCCATCAGATGCTACCGTCCATAAATCTGTTCCATCAAGTGCTTCAACAATAAAGCTTGTAGCCCCTGCACTGTCTCCAAGTGTTACAATAACGTCTTGTCCCGCTGCCGCCGCTACTGATAAGTCGGTTCCTGCTGCTACTGTGTATACTGGTGAAGATACAGATGTTGCAAGAACAATTGCATCGTCGAGGTTGAAGGTGATTTCGTTTGTTCCACCCACAGTGGCAATATTAGTTCCGCCAGTAAGTGTTACTATCCCTCCGCTTGGTACAACTGGAGATGTTCCTGAGTCGGCATCTAGAGCGTCGACTTGCGATGTACCTGGCGAAGCTAAACTCCAGTTGGCAGAACCACTTACAACTGAAGTAAGGAAGTAAGAGGTATTAGCCGACTTATTAATCCAGACTGTTCCCAAGGGGATTTGCTTGTAGTCTGAACTTGTAGGAGCTCTATCTGAAACAATAGGCTGAGGAAAAACTTTGTTAAAGGGCTGCTCTAGCCCTGGAGAATTGGTAGGACGTGCCATGAGGTACCTATGTAAATTAAATTTTTCTTATTTATGGATATAAATTCTTTTACGTTCAAGTTAAATCGAAAGTGTTGTATAAATGGATATATGAAAAAGATAGAAACCAAACGCAAGTCAATACATATCAGTATGCCAGAGAAATTGCATACAGAATTAAAAGTTATGTCAGCTAAACGAAACATGTCCATGACGGACTATATTCTTCAGTGTTTGATCTGGAGACTTCAAGGAGAGAAGTAACATGGAATTTTTAGAATACATCTAAATAGTCATTTGCATGAAATTTATCGGAGATTTATGGATTTGGTTTACCGATTTATTTTAGAGTACTCAAAAGCCCTCTTAATTTGCGAAAACTAAACATTTGTGTGGAAGTAATGAAAGATTTATACTATTTAGTTCTAATGATTTTAATAGGTCCTATTCTCGTGGTTGGTCAATTATACCTAATTTGTAAATCTATAGAAAATCACATTTGGTCTGATTGAATATTTATTTTTTTAAATCGTTATATTTCTCTATAACCTTTTTAAATTCTGCTGGTTTAAGTTCTTTTTGTAGTTTTTTCATATATTTTATGGATTCTCCCACTGATTTTTGGCGTGCAATCATTAGTTCGTTAACATGAGAATCTATTCTCATGTTATTTAACTGCTTTCTAGCTAAAATTCCTAAACCACTACCTATACTTCTGATCGCATAATTCGAGGGCTGCCATAAATAAGCTACCCAAGAAGGGGCTCCTAGCTCTTTCATTAATTCCGACAATAGTGCTGATCCAATAACTTGGTATTTGAATGGAGCTTTTCTCCATAGTTGCCGTAACTTTTTTATTGCTAGGTCAGGGCTTTTATTCCACTCTTTAACAATGTTTCCAACTTCTTCTTTTGCTTTATCGACAAAGGTCTTTAGTTTGCTTTCAGGAATTTCACTTTTCTGTGAAAATTCTTGGATTTTTGAAGAAAGATCCTTTTGTATAATAGACTCACTTAAACTATCCGAGTTCTTTAGTGTTTTATTTTTAAGAGACATAGGTTCTTTTAAGCTTTTAGTTGCAAAAGCTTGTTCAGCTTTTTTATCCAGTTCGCTGTACTGTTTTTTTGCTTTCACAAAGTCTTTTTGTAAGGACTTCACATCTTCTGTGAGCTGTTTTAAAGCTTGCTTAATTAAAGGAGCATCTCCTTTTTTCAAACGATCAAGAGTAGCAAGCTTATCTAAGTGCCTTTTTATTTTGGCTTTGTTTATTGCCAAGTTCCTTTTTAAAAGGTCTGAGTACTTTTTTAGATTGGATTTTTCTTTAGGTTGAATCCTCAAAGCTAGAGCATCTGCTATTTTTTGCATGGCGTTTTGATAAGCGTCTGCGTAGATCTCTAAAGGTTTAACATATCTATCTTTGTAATTTACAGGAGGCAAAGGAGATTTTTCATCTAAGGTAAGCGCTTCATCAATGTATTTTTGATCTCTTTTAAAGTCCTTTTCAGTTTCTTTAGCACTTTCTGTTGAAGGGTCAGCAGCATCTCTTTGAAGTCTATCAAGCCTTTCTTCTGCTTGTTTTTGAACTTCATCTTCTCTAAAGGGCTTTTGACCTTTTTCAGCAATCCCTCTTAAATCTTCTTGTTCTCTAACTAATGCATCACGCTCTTTAAGCTTAGAGTTAAGTGCTATCTCAGCGAGATTTTTTTGCTCCGAAGAGCCTTTTCTTTCTACTTTAGATTGTAGGAAATCAATGTCTTGCTGTACGCGATCTATTTTAGGTTGCAGTGCTTCTGCTTGACGACCGGCTTCTTCACGTTTAGCGGTCTCTTTTTTAGTTAAAGGGCGCTGCGCTTTTTCTTTTTTCTTCTCTTGTTCTTTTAATAACTCTTCTATAGGCCTTTCAGCTAATTTTTGAGCTGTTTCTCCAGCAGACTCGGGCTTTTCAGTTACTACTACTTTTTCTTTAAAGAGCTCACCGGCTTTAGAAGGCTCAGCAGTAATATCTTTAACGACTCTTACTACATCGTTTCGATTATTAAGGTCATACCCTTTTTCTTGGGCCGTTGCTTGAATTCTTTGGGCTGCTTCTTGAGGTGGGACACCAGCTTTCTTAAGAGAAGAATAAATATTTTTCCCATACTTCCCTGCATTCTGGAAAAGATCTAAGCCAAGGAACATTCCAAGGTTTTGACCATAATCTTCAAACGTAGGGAATTTACCTTCTGCAGCCGAGACAGCTCCTGTAAATATTCCAGCTTGAGCTCCAGTGTTTAATACTTTTTCTACTGCCTTGCCACCTTTTAGATTTAAGAGCTGTTTTCCTCCAGGAATCTTAGAAACGACATTGAACATAGATAAGGGAGCTAGCAGCGCTCCTTCTGCTCCTGCTTGGAGGGTTTCTTCTCCCACTTTTCCTGCGGATTTTAAAAAGTCACCAAATGTTCCTTTACCACCTCTGTCCATGAATTTCATGTATTCTTGTAGTGAGGATTCAATAAGCTTAGGAAAAGCTAAACTCCCTGCACCTGCGCCTGCAACTGCTCCAACACCCGCACCAAAAGGGCCTGCTGGTGCTCCTAATGCAGCTCCTGCCTGACCTCCTAAATATGCTCCTGCTGGAAAGTAACCTGAGACTACTTCACTAGCTATTTTGGAAAGGCCTCCTAAAAGATTTTTTAACCAGTTAGGTTGTTTTATTCTGGTACGCTCTTGAAAGGCCTCTTCTCCTTCTCCTAGTAAAATTGCTGCTTGTCTCCCCGGAATTCCAGCTTGAAATTGCTTCTTAATTACGTCCCAATATCCTTCGCTCTCTTCTTGCTGATCAGGAGTTTGAAGCATAGCCAGACCGGCCGGCATTTCAGAGCCTTTTGCTACAGGGTTAAATTTTTCATTAATCGCAGTAAGGAAAGCTTGATCTCTTCCCATTTCAGGAAGATAGAAGTTGGCTTTTTGGGCTATTTCAAAATAGTCATTGGGCTCTAAATCATCTAAAAGAGTTTTATCATAACCCACTTTTCCTAATTGACTTTGAATATCTAAAAAAGAAAACGGTTTTTCTTGTTGAGCCTGAGTTTCTTTTTGTTTAGCTGCCTGTGTTTGCTGTTGAAGAATTTGAGAAAGCTTGTTTTTTACTAGTAGTTGAGTATAGTCCTGTAGACCACTGGTAAAACCTCCACCAAGAGCTTTTCCTAGCTCTTCTCCGTAATCTTGTTGCTCTAAAACTTGAACCATTATCTATTGGCTCCTTGAGGAGTTAACATTGCTAGCAAAGAATTAATTAAAGGGCCTAACTGAGAAGCCCCATATAGTCCACCTGCAAATCCTAAACCCGTTCCTGCAGCCTTTCCAAGACCTCCTAATAGGCCACTAGTGCCTGGTCTTACCATAGTTTCATTTTGCGGGGTCAGACCTGTTTGAAGAAGCGAAAGAAGTTGATTAAGTCCTTGTCCTTGCAAACCTGCTCGCTGCGCCGCTAAGTTCTCTTCCAATGCTGCTCCTGCTTGTCCAAGCTGCTGACCAAAAGCGGAGCTTCTCTGAGCATCCATGGAACTGAACCTTTCAGCGATGGTTGGGAGCGTTTGCTCAGAGAAGGCTCTGCGTGCGGGCGCTTCAAATGCTTTCATTGCCTCGGGATCTTGAGACAAAAGGTTTTGGAGGTATTGAAAACCTTGAGGCAATTGCTGCTGGGCGCCACTTGTAAGTTGACTTAATACATCTTGCTGCTGGGGAGTAAATCTAGGGATTTGTTGAGTTCTTTCACCCTTCCCGAAGAGAAAATCTAAAAACATTTTTAGCCTATGGTATGGTGATATACTCCACAATCACAAAACATCGAGTATATGCCGTTCTATTTATGCCTGTCGTTATCGTAATGTTTGTTGCTGTTAGTTCCAAGGAAATATTCAAATTTAAAGTTGGTGAAGCAAAAGGAATAGGAATCCAACTATTTCCCGGTTGTGTAGCTGCTGCATAGACTCTAGTTACAGAAAAGTTAGTATTAGCAACATTGATGCCGTGCGCAACAGACTTAGCGCCTGCGTTGGGTAGAGCTCCAAAATCAATGACTTTACGGATTACATCTCGGTACTCTAAGTTTGTATTTCCATTAGCATTAAAAATAGGTAAGAACTGCTGACCGGATATGGTATCAAGGTTGTTATATAGTCCTGAATCTTTGCTGTTGGTTGCCGCCGCAATTTGATTGAGGTACTGCCATATTTTGACAGCTTGCGTTTCAGGATCTGCAGGAAAAATAAAAGCTTCCGGAAGAAAGTTGTTTTCATTTCCTGAAAAAGAACTATTTGAGCTCATTACCCTGTAATCCTTCCTTGTGGTTCTACATAAAGAATCATGCTATTTATTGTAAATAAATTTTCTACGTTCGTAGGATTGCGCATCTGAGTGTCAGATTGAGTAATTTGTATTTGAATTGTCTGCCCTTGAGTTTGCATAAAGTATCTATGCCAAATTCTTTGCTGATAAGGCTGGTAGACAGCTGCATCTTCCGGTTTAGTATAAAGAACATTACTTCCCAATAGAGCATTGTTTACGTCTTGAGATTGAATTGTCCAACCTGAAAAGTCTGTTTGATAATCTACTATTACTTCTCCGTTTGCAGTTCTGTCTAGAAGGAAATCTATATAAGGCATTCTAAACTGTTGTCCAACCGGTGTACCCGGATTCCACTGTTTAGAGATAATGTTTAGCTTACTTACTCTTCCAAGCAGCCCTCCTCCCCTATAAGTACCTGTCCATCCAAAAGCATCTACACCAGGGGTAGCGGTAGTATTGTCAATTCCTATGGTATCTGCTGTGAGCCTTACTACTTTAAAGACAGTGATATCATTTCCTGAACCATCTTGATTAAGAGTCACGCCGTTTACGTTAGATACTTTTACAAAGTCTCCTGTTTCTAAGTTGTGATTGAGAATAGTTAGAACCTGAGTGGCAGTATCCATGTTGGTAATAGGGCTGCAAGGAGCATTAGCATTATCTTCAGCTCTTATGTTTACCACCATTCCCTGACGAGTGCCCGCTATAATATTAACGAATTGTGCTTGGTTTTGTCCTGAGCCCCAAGGTGTAGACCATGCCTGCCAGGTTTCATACTCTTGACCAATTGTAGCCCACGTTAAGGGAGAGTCCGATTGAAAGTACCCAAAACATGTAAAGGAATCTTTAAAAAACGCCCAAGACCCATTTTGGTAATTCCAAATTAAAACTTTATTTGGAAACGTTGGCTCTTCATCTTCGTTAGGAAAGGTCCAGTACACCAATTCATTATAGTAATCCCTTATTCCGTAAACTCTTTGAGGGCCGTCGGAATTATTGTGAATCTGAAAAACTTCATTAGGAATTTTTTGATCAATCCTGCTTACACTTACTCCGTCGCAAGTATGAATTCCTACGTTTCCAACTCCCACAGCTCCGCTATCAAATCCTACTATGGAAAAAGTGCTTTCACACCCAAGCTCTGTGTTTAAAACTTGCCATCTAAATGGCAAAATAGCGTTTCCAGTGTATTTAAGTTCCCATGTTGAGCGCTCAAAATAAACAATTAAACTATCTTTTATAAATTCTGCTGTAATGATCGCTTCTTGAGTTGAGGCATCTATATACCCTCCTCTACCAGGAGTAGTGTCATCCCAGCCGTTAGTAGCGTCTGTTGGGTTTCCGTTTTGACACCATCTGGCTCTATTTCTATAGGGATTTCCTGCTCCCGACTCAAGAGTGTTTAGAGCAATGAGCCTGTCTTTAAACCCTACAAGAAGTAAACAGCCATCTAAATAGCGGATTGTTCCTGTAGTGTTAAGCTGAGGACGCAGGGTGTTCCACGTGGTTGTACCTTGGTCTAGATACTTGATACCGTCCAGGTCTGGAGTACCTGCAGAAAACCGTTTGTAGTTGGTTGCCCAAAGAGCGGTGATGTCAGGGGTAGAGCTTCTATAGTTTGTAGTCCAAATAAACTGTGAAGTATTAGATGACCACCTACCTGTTAGTGCAGACCAAGCGCCAGCTAATCTTATGTAGGAAAACTGCTGATCAAAGGCTACTACTTCTTCAAAGTTAATATTTGAGTTTTCTCTCAGCCTTAGGCCCATTACGGGAGTTGAGGGGTAAAAGTATACCGCTGTGTTTGCCGCCGCTCCTGTAATAGAGACTGCACCGCTTGCTGTATTGTATGTTCCTGTCCCTGCACCTGTAGAAAGCATAGAAGCTGCTCCTGAGGTAACTACCGTAAATATTTGGTCTGCGACAGAAAACTTTTGACCTACTGCGTAAATAGAACCTGGCACTGTTACTGAAAGATTACCGGAACCATTCGTGGTTCCAATTTGCATGCGAAGCTGGGAATTCAACTGATTAGTTCCGATAAGACTATATCCCCATCTTTTACGCACTCTTCCACGCCAAACATAGGCATTTTCTAAAGTGGCAAAGGCATCTTCAGGGAGCAGCCAAGGTTCTAGATCTCTCTCTAAACCTGCCTGAAAGGGGCCAATCAAATAGTTCTTTAAAGGCATTTATACCCCAATTGCTAGGAAAAACATCCCTATACTTGATCCATTTGTGTTTACAACAAAGCTGTTCAAAGTTAAGGTGCCGTCGCGAACATACATGTAAAGATTAGCATCACCAGCTCTAAGAATAGTTATTTGTATATTATAAATACTGGAGGTAAAGCCATCGGGAGCTAAAGAAATAGTGGTCCCATTACTTACTAAATCTCGGCGTCCCCATCTTACCTTCAATCCTCCAGGAATAATATAGGAACCATCGGAAACCCCTCCATTAAAAGCGTTTGTAAGTTGATACTCAGCTCCACCGGCGCCACCGCTATCTTCCTGCCTGTAAAATAACTCTGCTTGGTTTCCTGCGGTTTTATTAGTCGACAATTTAGAGTAAAAAGCAACTTCATCTACTAAAGTAGAGGGAGCAGCTGCTTGCTCCGGCATTTGAAGAAAGGAGTGTTTCCCCTGACCCGAAGCGTTTAAAGCCACATGATTCTCAGATAAAAAGTTATTCAGCTGAGTAAAATTATCAAGAAGTTGACTCTGACTCTGTGAAGGATTATCTCCAGCCTGAGGAATACTAGGATTGTAGCTCATAATTAGTTCCGGTTGTTAAAATTGCCGTACGGGTAGCCCGTCATTTCTGTGTAGATGGTGGCTGACCTTTGGTTGGTTCTTTCTATAATTGTTCTTCTAAGCACCAGTCTTTCTTGTTCTTTAAGCCCAGGCAAAATACTGTTCATACCCTCAGCGTCTTGAGAGTCCTCGAATATTTTCTTAGAAGCGCCAAACGCTAAATACTGCCACCACTGTTTAAGCTCTGGGAAGTCTCCGCTATCAATCAAAATAGTAGGCCTACGATAAGCATTGGTTGTCACCAAATAACTAGCGTCAGGAACAGGCCTGAGAGTAATAATGTTGTCATAAAACAAAATAGCCTGCGGTCTAGAGGGTTCATACGGAACGCCTGTAAACGTAATTTGATTGCCTGCAGGTATGTTGTTAGGAAAGGTAACACTTAATTGTCCTGTTAAGTAATTTATTGAGCCCGTAACTCCTACGTTTGAGTTAATAATCAACCAAGTTCCATTGGTTCTATTCGTCGGGTTGTCTACAAGATTAATTACGCTATCGGTGTCATCTATGGCACCTACTGTTACTTGATATTGTAAAACAGGCGTGTTAGCAAAAGTAATAGTATAAGGGCCTGGAGTGCCATTTCCTTCTATGGAGCTTTTAATCTGTGCTAGCGCAGGATACGTTCTTAAAAACTGCTCTCTATCTTGCGACCAAAAACTTTGGTAACCTGCAATGTATCCTGGAGGTGATAGAGAAATGTATACGTCAACTGCAGGCTGATTAGAAGCTCCGGTCCACACTTGCATAGTTCTTAGATCATACTCAGCGACATTGGCCTCTGTCATAAACTCAAAAACTGTTTTTTGAGAAAAAAGACGCAGTGTTTCTGGCATGTCATAGATGTAGAAAGTATTGATGTAATCATCAATCTGCGCATCAGTGATTTGTTGGGGAGACGGGCGCCCCGTAAGGCGCCTTACTTTTGTTCTAATGTTGGCTAGTGTGCTCACTCTTCATCCGCGTAAAATTCTAAGCTTTCAAAGCTACATCTTTTAACTTTTTTCCCTGCATCTACTGTAGGGTTTCCATTCATATCCATCACATAAGAGTGGCGTGGATACCAGCAGTTTTGGTTTAGGTGCTTTGCTACCATCAAAGGAACATTATATGTTTCACCGTCCACCATAGTAAATTTTAGAGTTTCATCTCCCTTATATTTTTTAAAGCAAAAAGTAAAGGATCCTCCACGCGGTTCATAGCAACGAAATACTCCTTTAACCATTTTGTGGTCGGCATCTCGTTGTTTTTTCATCTCTTCGTGAGTTTGCTTTCTTGTGTTGAGAGGTCTCTCAGATTGTATTGTCATTAATTTTACTCCTCAGAGGATGGAGGGAACGAATTCCCTCCAAACCATTTTTATGAATTCGAAACACTAAACGATTTACCAGCTACCCAGTAAACGACGTCGTTGTTGCTTCCAGCAGGGCTGTCCGCTCCAGCAGCAAGTTTCATTCCTAAGAAAGAAACGTTGTTTGTAGCGTCATCCAAGTCGTTAGCAACAGGTCCAAATGCAGACATTCCAATCGGAACTACTAATGCAGGGCTAAATGGCACTGCAGCAGCAAGTGGGAAAGAAAAGGCTGTAAATGTTGTTGTATCTAGGTCTAGCGTAATTGTGTTGTTAGCAGTGCTTACAGCTGTAATACGCGCTTTCAGTCCATTAGCTTCAACCATTCCACAAGCTTCAGGAACTACTAGGCGAATTTCTTGGCCTACTGTAAATCCGTGCGTCACAGTCATTGTCACAACTGCTTGCGATGCTTGAGTAATAGCGCTAATAACTCTGTGTCTTGGGTAAAACTGAGGTTGGAAATTAATTTTTCTCCAAGACCCAGTAGTACCAGCTACTGACAATTGAGCCATGTAGTCTAAGCTAAATGTTCCGCCTGTTAGAGTGTTGTTACCTACTGTGAAGTCAAGACCTCCAAGCTGTGGAGCTCCTGCAACGTTAGTAAGTCTTACAACATCTCCAGCGTTCAATCCGTTTGTTCCAGAGTTGGAAACAACAGGAATTGCAGCTGTACTTACCGCTGTAACTGTTGCGTTAAGTGTGTCTAGAGGAGATGCAGCAGTATCAAGAAGTGTAAACCCTCCTGATGCTAGTGCTGTCACTAGCTGCGCCGCGTTTGCTGCGTCTGATTTTTTGTATTCAATACCGCCATCAGCAGGCATTCCTCTTTGCCAGTAGTATTCTACCCCTACGGCAGTTGTCTGTGTGTCGTCATCAGCTACTGTGTAGTTAATGACCTTCATCCAATCCACATCAGAGCGGATTTGTAGCTCTACGGCCTCTCCAGTAGAAGTAAAGCGACCTTGTTGGATAATCGTGTTGTCCATATTACCTCCTTATGCTGCTAGAGTTGTACGTAGGTTAATTACCCAAGCATCATTGGTAATGCGAGGAACCTGTGCGAACTTGTAACCCACAGAAGCGTTCAGAGCTAATGGACCATCGTAAATAGGTGGTCTGTAGATAAACTGCGCAGAGTATCCATCTTGCTCAACAACCGCGTAAGCTTCCATACCAACGCAAAATACGTTGTATACGTTAGCTCCAAGGTTAGATGCTCCAGGAGATACTGATCCAATAGAGGAGATCAAGAATCTAAGGTTAGATACTGAACCCCACTCTTCTCTTAATGCATGCATAGGAGATGGGTATTGCGCTTTAGCAATAAATCCATTCACGTTCTCCAAGTCTCCAATGAGACGAGTAGATCCCAATGCAAAGTACGCATCACGTACTGGCGCTGTACCGAATTTGTCTTCCCCTTCAATGTTGTCTGCAATGGTGTAAGCGTTGTTGTCCGCAAGAGTACGGATTACTTCGTCTACATCAGAGCGTGTCATCTCAGTAGGATTGTCTCCATTTGTTCCACCTGTACAGTTAATAAAAGAGGCAGTTGAAGCAAGCATATTTCTTGTCAACTCATCCTCAGTTTGTCTTAGCGAAACACCCAAACGTTGGGCTGCTTCGTTTAATACCTTTCTGTTACTTTCACCATAAGGCTACTAACCATTTCTGGCGGGGATGGCACTTCAACCTTCCCTCTGCGACTTCCCTAGAAGCTATATCGCAGATCAGACTATCGCATACTCTTTCGAGTCCATCTCGTTTAGTCGTTCAGCGCGGCTTTCGCCTTCGCCCCTGTCGTCCTGCTTTTGGACTTCCAAGTCAATTAGAGACGGTTTAAAGATCCCATATTTGTTTAAGTACTTTAGTTTGTTATATTTTTCATCTCTAAACTTAAGCTGCTAATTGTAGGTTAGGATCTTGGTTCTGTAGCGTCACCTGTTCATTCCTTCTGTTACTTGTATGACATCCATTTAAGTGCTCTCATTTGGATGCGGGGATGGCACTTCAACCTTCCCTCCGAGCTTTTTCGAGGAACACATAGCTCGGTTCAGACTATCACATCTCCTTTCGGAGCCTCAGGGTTTAGTCGTTCACGGTGGCTTTCGCCTTCCGCCCTGTCGGCCTGTTCTTGGCCTTCCAAGTCAATTACCCAAGGTTTTATATCCTCAAACTTTAAGGATGATATACGTCATTGCTAGTACAGAACACTTACGGCACGTCCTGCTTACGCAGCTAGCATTTTACCGTAAAAATCGATCTCGGCATCTATGTTGACCGCAGTTAGCGCTTGAGGAGGAGGAGTAACCCCACTGTTTCCTAAAGGCACTGTAGCTGTCGCTAATGGGTTGTACCTACGCATTCTCAAAGTTGTACCACCATTTCGTGGCATTTGTTTGAGCATCGCAGGAATGTTGTGAATCATGTTGGGCACTGGTACAGACAAAAGTTTATAAGAAAAACTTTGTTGAACTGGCGCGGGCAACACGGTTGTAGTAGTTGTCATGCGTTAGCCTCGTATTAACGAGCCTTAGCTGCCTCTGACATCTCTTTTTGGAGTTGTTTTTTCAAATCTGGTGTGAGACCCTGCGCAAAAATGTTTGCATCGGAGAGAGCACCTTGACCTTTAATAGCCTGGACGGACATGGGCCGTTGTGCATTTTGCTGCACCTGCTCCTTTTGGGCCTTATATGGGTCATCTTTGACGATACCTAAAGCCTTTAACGTTTTGTATGCCGATACGCCTTTTGCATAGAGATCACTACTAGATATGATAGAAGCATATAGCTCTGGCTCTAAATTTTTTAATTTCTCTACGTTTTCTTGCGTAACAACTTGTTCGAAATCTGAGAACTTTGATTTCAGTCTTTCAGGAATGGAAGCTACTTTCTCTTGCTCATAAGACTGCTTAAACTTTTTAAGCTCTCTTAGCTCATTGTAAAGTCGCTTTACAACTTTTCCTTCTACGATATCGTCGTCATCAACCCCAATGTCTTCTTCGACTTCAGCTGGCTGCTGCTTGGCCTGACGTTCATACCACTGACGCAATTCTCTGTTTTCGCGCTCAAGTTGTTCTTTGGTTTCGCGAAGGCGAGCAAAGTTCTCATCTTTAGAGTACCTTGGCTTTTCTTCAGCTACTTCCTCAGGAGTATGACTTTGGTGAGCTTGCTGCTCTTGAGGCTGAACGTCTGCCTCTTGCTGAATTTGATCAGCTACGTTCTGTGAATCATCTGTCATAAAACCCCTTTGCGTTCGACGTTAACGCTAAATACGTCTTTAGGATTGTACAGCCTGTAACGTAGGCTTTACGTAAGTACACCTAATATGTAATAAAAATTACATTATGTAACAAGTTCTTTATTTAATTTTTTAGCCCATAAGTCAAGCTTTCCGCTGTTGAAAGCGTGGACCATAGAAAGAAGTAGTTTTTGATCTTCTGGCAAGTCAGCACCCATTTGCGGAAGAAACTGACAAGCAGCGTTGTTGGGGACTGTCCAAAGGTATTGGATTTTGGTCCCTTTTCTGTGAATTTTGTAAACGGTTTGGTCGTACTCCGGTGTAGGGCACGACTGGCGATAAAAGAAGTATTGCCTCACAATATTTTGTAGGTGCCTTTCTTTTTTAAAGAGAACTACTACGAAGAAATCGCCCTCTATCTTAGGGTCTGATAAACCTCTGTTGATACATTCCCACACCTCTTCTTCATAAGACTTTTTAGAATTAGAGCCTTTATGAATCTCTGTCTGAAGCTCTATCGAGTCAGTCTGAAGATCCCCTTTCATTTGGAGATCGATAGCTTTCCTTCCCACAGTGTCTACAGCAGCTTCTCTCATGTAAAACCTCACTTATAATTTTAAGTTGGTTTTCAACATAGCGATAGAAATTTTTAAACACTATAGGAAAGTTTTTACTATCAATGCTTTTTATGTGATTCATTTGCCAGTTAAGAAGCTCTTTTTCTGTATGGCGAGTCGAGCAGAAAACGCAAAGAGGATGAGAGAGCCTCTCCCTAGGCTCTAAATCATCTGTCCACTGCATTTTGCAGGAAGGGCATTCATATCTCATTTGCTTTCCTTCATAATTTTTTTAATAGGAATGGAAGAATTTTCCACATGCACAACGTGAACAAAGTAGGGATAGAAATCTAAGATAGGACAATGACCGTGCTTGTGTGATTTAGCCTTTTCAAGGGTTTCCATTGTAAAAACCTTGACTTTCACCTCTTTATCATCAACTTTTTTGATTTCTGTTTTAGCTGTTTTGTTTCTCACCTCTTCATACTTTTCATCAATCCAAGAGAGAATTTCTTGTGTAGAATTAAAAAACCCTTTGTAGCCACCTAGTTCTGCTAGAGTGATTGCCCAATATTTCATAACGCTCCTTTGGTAAAGTTCCAAAGAATTTGTAACACAAATAGATTTTTTAGGGGCAATCCCACTTATCTAGAGCAAGTTTTTTTCGAGTAGGCTTGCCATCTTTCATTAAAGGTCCTTTAACTCCAGACATACGTGCACAAAACGATTTGCGCCGCGCCGCTTTTTTAGGGCTTTTTGCCGCTTCTTTAGAAGAAACAGGAGGTTTGAGGTTGGCGCCGGTTTTACGCTTAAAGTACTTTCGTCCCTTTTCATTTAGTCCGCCTTTTGGGTTTTGATAAGCTTTTTTTGGCATTTTTAGTTCTCACTACTCTTGCATTGTCTACTAAGTTAGGGTAGGGACGCCCAGCTTGCTTAGCCATACGTTTAGCTTTTTGTGTTTGAGCATCTGTAAGTTTTTTATCTTTTTTTGTTGGGTCTTTTGTTTCCCAAAAAGGTTTTTTTTGCATTTTTGGCCGTCAACTTTGTTTTTTTTGCCGTATTTTTCTTTACGGCCACTTTTTTAGGTAATTTCTTACTTTTTGGAGTATGCGCTTCCCATTCTTTTGCCATTTCTGGCTCGTTTGCATACATCCAAGCGCGTTGTTTTTGTGATTTAAAAGGCATAATACTAAAAGGGGGCGTCCCCCCTCTCCTTTACTTCGAGTGAAGCATTTTACGGTGTTTTTTAGCCATGTACTTGTGGTGTGCATGAGCCATGTGGTGATGGTAAGCTTTATCCATCTCCTTGTCGCCTGCATAGGCGTGCCCTGTATCCTTTTTTTCCATAGCTTTAGACTCGTCTCTACGGTCTTCCATAGACTGCTCGTGAGCTCCACGGTGCTTCATCGCCAAGCTTTCGTCAAGACGGTCGTCGTATCCTTGTTTTCTTCTTTTCATCTTAAACCTTCTCTATCTTCGATCATATTTGTTTGAATGACTTCAACCTCAGACATCTCACCGCGAGTGCCAGTAGGCTGTTTTTGTCTACGTCTTATGTGGCGCGAAAGACCAGGCACTACTTGCTGTGCAATCTTTTGCGCTCTACCAGATGGTCTTGGCATTGCCATATTCTACCTAGTATTTTGTGTCAGAAGCGTAGCGATCCATTGTGCGCAGGTCTTCGTGACGAGTGTCATCAAGAAGGTAGGTTTGCTACACATGAAGAGTCTTCAGAGATCATACCAAAGAATTGGCTATCCATTCCTCTGTCCTTGCTCTTCATTGCGCGAGATTCATCGCGTCTGTCTTTAGCGTTTTGCTTTTTCATTGTGTTTCTCCTGCTGTTGCTACAGCGATCTCTTCAACATTAGGGGTATTTACCTGCACTTGCTCAACAGCCTGTTGAGATGACTGCTGCCCCTTCAAATATTCATTTACCTGCAACAATTTTTCTAAGTGTTGCAAATCCATTGATTCAAGCTCTTTTAATGCTTGAACCTTGTGAAGCGCTGCAAGCTCTCTATCTTTTTGAGATTCGGCTAAGCGCTCCACTGCAAGTGCTCGGTTTTCTTTGACTCTAGCAGCTCTTTCTAAGCCCAGTCCTTCATTAGCTTGAGCTTTTGACTCAAGATCTTTGATTTTAGCTTTCTGTTCTTCCATAGCCATCTGCTGAATCATTTGCTGGCTTTGCTGCTGCTGCTGCTCTTGTTTTTGAAGGGCTTCAATTAGTTCTTGTTTGTTTTGCAGCGTAGATGATTCAATGAGCACATCATTAGGAATAGGAATGCCTGTCTCTCTAAGAGCAAGAAGTTGTCTAAACTGCATTTGCTTTTGAGTAGTGGTATTAAGACCCTCTTCTATAGCTGCGTCATACTTCCCAAAAGCTTTGTTATAGAACTGTGGCGACGGCTCTTCAGCAATGATTCTTTTAATCTTTCCAGGAGAGAAGTTGTTTTGGATTAGGTCCAAAAAGATTCTTCCCAATAGCTTTTGAGATTGGTCTAGTTGGTCATAGAGGATTTGTAGAGTTGTAAGACCTGCACCTTGTCTTAGCATAGAAAGGATGCCAGCTTTATCATCGTCAGCAGAACCTAACAGCTCTTCATTCACACCAGAGATTTGTTGTATCTCATCTCCTAGGATTTTAGAGAGCTCAATCATCGACGGCGGTACCTGAGGCGCTTGAATGCGCTCTACATCTGACATCTGAGCTTCTTCTTTTAAAGCTAAGCCACGCCCTTGACCATTGAGGAACACATCTTCAGGGTTTACTAAAGCGTTCTCTTTGTACTTCCAACCGCTGTTGATTTGTGATTCTAGAATGTCGAGTTCAATCACTTTTCTGCGGTTATAGAGGTATTGAGAATCCCTTAATCCTCTGACGACTCCTTGGATTCTCCACGGGAAGTAAGGAATTTGTGGATCGTAGTACCCAAGAACTGGGACAAAAGGATAACGATCAATACCCATAGGGTTAAAACCATGATACATCACCTCACCTTGGACTAATATTCCAAGCTTACACGTTTGAATTTGATTGTCGATTGCGGTGATTTCTGGATAAACATTCAAAAAGCGCTTGAGGTCTTCATTATTCCCTCTCCACTCCATAGTTTCCCCAGTCTTTATATCCACTAGGAGCTTTTGAGCGCGGTAGTCTCTGTACCAGTATTCATCGTAGGTTAAAAGATTCTCCATCCCGTAGTTGTAAGCTTCAGGCATAAATTGAAATTTGCCGTCGCGGTTGCCACTTGCTCTTAACTTGCCGATCTCTTCTTTGCGGTCTGGAAGAAGGGAGATCACCTGATCGCGAGTAAGCCACTTACGCGTCCAGATAAAGTTACAGTCTGATAAATCGTGCTTACGGAAAAATGGGTCTATCAGGTAGGCGTTGTAGTTGACATTGTCTACGCATATATCTCCGTTGATAGGGTCATTGCGGTAGTCCATCCAGACAGAAAGCAGGTTCATACCAGTGGTTACTGCACCATCAAAAGCCTGTGAAATGGCCTCATAGGTATTGTCTCTTTCCATTGCCCAAAGCATAACCTTAGAAAACTGACTTGCCGTTATATCGTCAGAATTTTCTATAGGCACAACAACAGTTGACTTTCGGTTACGCCTTTGGTAACCTGTAATCATGTTGCAGACTCTTCGTATCCTGTTAAAATTAAACACTCTACGACGAAAAGCAGGTAGGTTCCCGTACAAATCATTCCAACGACTTCTGTTACTTAATAACCAACAAAGTTGGCGGGTAAGTCATTTCTGCTTACCTCTCGTGGTTTCCTCACGAGTCCAGAGCACCGCATACACATGTCTGTGCCCCTCCCGCTTGCTCGTTCACGCTAGCTTTACCCTTGCGCCCTGTCGCCCTAGCTTTCGCCTTAGGTTTCCAAGTCCATCAGGGAGGGTTTATAGACGCCTTAGAAGTTAAGCGTCTGATCTCCTGCTTTGAACCTAGAATCAATATCTGCCTCAGCCCAAAAAGACTGATTAATAGTGATAGATTGATTATAGGTGTCTTCCATACGCAATTTTAAACCCCTATCATCATGCTGCTGATAAGGCCAAAAATTATTTGCGCCTGCATCTTTTGTTAAAGTCATGCTTTGGACCTATTCTTGTACCAATTTTTGTAACTACACGATTTAGAGCACCACTTTCTTTGTGGAGCTTTAGTTTCAAATTCAAATTGACACATTTCACACTTTTTTATCACGGATAACCTTGTAACCCACCCCTTTTTTACTCCTAAAGACTTCTTTTTTCTTCCTTCAGCAGTTTTTAAAGCTATTTTTGTTCCTTTTACGAGGTAGTCAAGCTTACCTACAGAGGCTTCGTATTTACGATGAAGTGACAAATGATCCGAAGCACTAATACATTCTAGATTTTCTAGGCTATTGTTAAGGCGATTTCCGTCTTTATGGTGAATATGGTGTCCAGAAGGAATAGAACCGAAAATTTCTTTATATATCTCTCTATGCAACAGCAAACGCTTTCTTTTCCCGTTGATTCTTTCATCGCGGACATAATATCCCATTTTGTGCAAATAGTACTTTTTGCCTAAAAAATACATATAATCTCCAAAGCTTTGGAAAGTATATGGTGTTACAATTTTTTCCAAAATGTATATTTTTTTTTATTTACACGCAAACCATCCCAACCATTTCCATTCCACCAACCTTTGACAGGCTTTTCATCTCCCTCTCTAAGTAGTACCAATTCATAGTACTCAGGTAAATAGTCAGTAACAGGAATCCAATTATCAACATATTTTTTTAGATTAATTTTATAATAGGAATACGAGGGACCTAGTTGCGTTGGCATTAAAAGGATCCATTGTAAGGGTCATTTCGAAACATAGGAGGCAAGTTAGCTTCCGTGCCGTAGTAAGCTTTCTGATATCTTTTCTCTAGCTCTTCTTTAGATAGCCCATCTCTTGTTTTTGGCATGCCAATTGCTAGGTAACGCATAGCATCTGAAAAGTGAGAGCTCCAGTCGTGAAGAGGAGTGCGCTTGTAAACTTTTTTCTTTACATCGTATTCCTGTCGATAGTTCTCTAGGGCTTTTATAAGCAGGCCTGTTTTCTTTTCATCAAACCATACTTTTCCCAAAAGTGAGCGCACAGCTTCAATGCCATCGGGAATATCTATGTCATCGGCAATTGTAAACTTAATACCCAGCTGACGGGCTTTTTCAATGCGTGTAAGACCAGAACCCCACTCTTTGACTCTAATGTCATGAGGAGCTATGTGAGTGCCGTAGACGTAGGGCTTGTTTTGCAGAACTTCAACATAGTGCTCCAAACCCTCTTTAGAGTTTTCATAGCAGTCAATGATGCGGATGGTCTGTCCAATAGACTGAAAGAAGATAATACAAGTCGAATCTCTAACACCTAAGTCCCACGCTGTGTGGACTTTGAAACCATTCTCCCAAGGCACGTCGCCGATGCGCTGCTCTCTTTTAGCTTGGTCAATGTATTTAGAGTAGTAAGCACCTTCCACACCCATTTCAAAAGAAGTGTAGTACTCTTGCTGAATCATGTCCTCTGACATGAGCCCTTCACGCCTCTCTTTTTCTATCTCTTCAAGGGGAATGTGATGCGTGTCTTCAACAGAGAGTTTGTAGTAGAACCACTCTGGAGACTGCTGGGCAAGCTGAGCTAAAGTCCACAGATGATTCTTGCCACGAGGAGTAGAAATAAATAACGCCCAACCTTTGTTTGCAGTAAGAATAGGTCGAATGTATTGGTACGCTCTGGGATCTTGAAGAGCATATTCTGAAAAAACAACACCTCGAGGATTAGTACCCATAAGAGAGTTGCCCGACCACATTTCAAATCCCTTTCGACGAACTTTAATTACTTGATTTGGCACGCTCACACAATAAATTTTCCCATTATAGTGACGGGTAAATAGATACTTTTTGGAAGCTGCCCCCTGAAGTCGTTTAAATTTAGAAAATCTGACTCTTATCTCATACAAATCAGACTGAGCAGTAATCGGCCTTTCCCTAATTGTAGAAGTATAACCTTTAGAATGTTTAACACGAATATTGCCTGACAGGCCTAATTTGATAATTATTTCTTGTACTTGATCTACTAACCTTTTAGATGTAGAGTAATAAGCAATATAAGTGTCGCATCTATGACCATCACCCAATACAAGGTATTCAAAAAGCAAATGAAGATGTTCTTTAGAAAGATTTAGTATGTCAGTAGGAATAAATCGTTTATTTTGTTTGCCAAGAGAAGAGCAATACTCATAAAGTTGTTTATTCTCAATGCTAAATCCATCTTTGTGCTCACAATATCTTAGTCCCATAGAATCTAAAATACGCTTAATTTCCGAGCGTACAGAGGGCTTTGTTTGAGAGATAATAACACGATAGCATTTGTGATTTGAAAATGTGCTCCCTTCAGAAAGATATAATCCCAAAAAACACATAAATTCTTTTGAATCATACCCTAAAATAGTATCAGGACTCTCTCCGATCCACTTGCACTGCGCAGGAATAGAATCATGCACGATAGTAGCGTCATCAATACGCTTAAACTTATATACTCCTTTTGAAGAACGCACATAAAACCGATGATTTGGAGTTACGCAAAAATTCATAGAAGAATTTTCTACGCAATACATCTCTCCATCATAATCGTACACCATTCTAGAAGTGGGTGTTTGCCACTCAAAGATTCCCTGACTGTTTAAGGTTCCTACTTTATCATCGTTTTGAAGATCTTTAAAAAGTCTCCATCCGTTTTGAGTCAGAATTTCTGTTTCTTCATCAAAGCAGTCATAATTATCCGACCCAACTAACTGAAACAAAGACTCTTGCCCATTTTTAGCCTGCATCCTTATCTTCATTTCCTGGGAGTTTTTTTGAACAACCAACTCTTGAGGGAAGTAGTCAAGAATTCTTTTACCATCGTTGGTCATAGAATCCCAAATTACCTTCTTGGCTTGGGAATAAGTTGGGAAAATGTAGTAGTACACCCCTGGATTTTCCCACATCTGCCTAATGACGTAGTTCAGTGCGGTGATATCTTTACCAGCACGGCGGGGTAAAATAGCTAGGACGCGCTTAAAACCATCATCTAGAGCCTTTAGAACAGGGAGCTGATAAGGACGTGGAGAATAACTATTAAGCTTCCTCTCTACCTCTACGTTTGTTAGCGTTGTCTTCGTAGAAGTCGGCAAATGGTGACTCCAGTTGGGCTCTTGCATAGTTTTCCGCAGTGATCCTCATTTCAGTTATAGCTTTTACCTCAGCCTCTTTCTCTCGGATTTCTTTCTCTAAATCCATCGTGTGAGCGTCGTAGTACTTGATGTAGCGATTGAGAAGAGTAATCTGATGCTTAGGAAGCTCCTTTTCCTTCATAGCCATGTCAAACCACTTGCAAAACAAAATAGAGCGCATGTGCTCAAAGGTGTTGTTAACCTTATCTGAAATAAAACAGAAATATTTTAGATAAGAGTAGCCAAGGCCTTTCCATTTTAAGAATTGTGGGACTGTCATGGAATCTGGTTTTTTGACCCAATCGAGCATCTTGTCGCAAAGGTCATCAAGATATTCAGTAGACACTTGAATTCTAGGTTCTTTCATTGCTGCCTCTTAGTAAAATATCTTTTATTGCATCATTAATTTTTTCAATCAAGCGCAATGTAATGCGAGGAGGGGAGTGTTCATCTAAAGCAACCTCAACCTTCTGCTCTAAATCGCTTTTAAGTGCATCAAACTCTGCTCCGAATGCTAGCGCGTTTGCTTTTATTAGCAATTCAAGATTTTGAATGCTAGATTTCATAGCTTCTTCTAATGAATATGAATGAGAACGTTGGTATGGCGTAGCTACACCTGTCTCATGGACATACATCACAGGGTTTCTGTGTGGAAAACAGCAATTGCAACTGTTAGTAAGGTCAATGTGTATATCGCGGATTTGTGCTGACATATCCCTCCCGGCATAGCTTTATGTAAAAACTTTTTTAGGAAGGAGTCAAGAAAAAACCCCCATAAAATGGGGGAACCAAATAGGATTGTATATGAAAAAACTTGTAAGGGGTGAACTTACTCTTCTATTAATAAATAATCCCAGTTTTTGAAGCAAGCGGTTAAATGCTCTTGACCTGTAACTTTATCTATTTTAAACACTTGAAGAGCCTCTCCTATTTCAAAGAGATGCAAAGAGTAAAGATCATGGTAAATGAAATAGCTATCCCCGCAATAAACTTTAAGAGTCTTCAAGAAACCACCATCAAAGTCTTAACTTTCACATCCGTAGGGACACCTTTAAACTCTTTTTTTACTTCTTCTATGTAGCCTAAAATTAGGGGGTCTAAGTCTGTCATCACAAACTCTTCATAGACCAAGAAGGTTCTAGATAGCCTGCGCTTTTCATCATCTTTCATTGTAATCGTTAACTCTACCATCCGACTCCTCTAAAATTGTGTTTTTTTCAGCTCTTGACAATGCGTTTGAAGTAAGAATTTCTGAATCTATCTGATTTAAAAGATTCATTGCTATCACTAAATTTTCTTTTTTTATGCTGCCATCTAGCGCCTCTTGGAAGACTCTTTTCCAGTGCTGCAAAGCTTGTATTCTTGTTTGCTTGAGATGGGTCACGAGCTTTTCTTGCCTCTTGTTTTTTAACAAAATCCTAAAACCTCTTTAAATGGCCTGTATTGGCTTATCTTTGGTTTACCTGACTCTTCACACCTTTTTGATGTTTTAGAGCCGTAGTGGGCAATTAAATGCCCTTGTCGTTTATTTGAGAACCTATGTTCCAATCCAAAACCATAATATCATCAAATCCAGAGCTCACATCCATGGTGATGAGAAACTCTCCAACGCCAGTTTGGTCACATACTGCGCATGTTTCTTTGTTTCCCCACAACACAAGAGTGGGAATCTTTGAGTAGTGGCTCAATGCTTCCTCCGCTGAAAGGTTCAACTCTAAAGACCGTTCTAGGTTCATCTGCATAAAACTTCCTCGCAGTGATGGAGTAGATCAAAGCGTCATCGTGCCACACAACGCCATTGAGCGCATCATCAATGAACTTTACCAAGTTGTCCAAGTCCGGAGTGCTCACATGAGGCGTTTTATTCATCCTCTCCCTCTTGATTCCGCTGTAGCTCTTGGCTATTGGCATGTGAAACTCTAGGTGAAGGTGCACCGGCTCCGTGAACTTGTCCTGTCCATTCATTTGCGAGAGAGCTAAGAGTCTTACTTGCTCCTTTAGCTTGACCTGACGGTCGAAGTACTTCTCTCCCTTGCGCCCCGCTCTCATCCACGCTGTCGGCTTTCCTGGTATCTCGAATTGCATATAATCTTTTCCTCAAATTTTCAAAGTTCTGTTCAAATTGTGCATCCACAAAATCCAATATCCACGTCTTATCACCCTTCGCCACCTGCATACACTTCTCTTGCACCACAAGCTTGTAGCCTCCCACATAGTCGCAAGCATCCCTAAGCTTGAAGCATGCATGCCGTCGCCGCTCTTCCTCACCCTGCGTAGCAGCAACCCTCACCTCTTTTCTCTTCTCAGCAGCAGCAGCGTCTACCTTATCCCAAATCCACCCTTGCCTCACACCTGTCATCAGCCAACCCTTAGCGTTTCCTTTGCCCTCAAGCTCCTTTGGCTTGCTATCCCAATAAGCAATCAATCGAGAAGCGGCAGCAGCGTCTAGTCCAAGCTCTAAAAGTTCTGACTC